AAATATTATGTTGTGTAAATTTTTGATATTAATTCCGGTAGAAAAGGTTCCGTATGAGGCAACGATAATAGCATCACTCTCTTGCTCAGTGATCTCTCGAACCTTCTCCCTGTCTTCGGTGTTCACTCCACCATGAATAAAAAAGACATTACGACTCTCAATAAGATTATTATTATTTATTAGTTCATATAGAGGTTGTCCATGTCCCTCGACTCTAGCAAATAAAATTAAAGTATTTCCCTTAAGATCAAGAGCAAGGTTTTTAATGAAGTTATTTCGACGATGATGACTAATGATGTATTGAACTTCTTCTTCAAAGGTTTCAAATTTAGTTGGTGGGTGTTTCAATAGAAGCACATTGATGTCTAGTTTGGCAAGATGCCCTTTCTTCATGAGCTCATCAGTTTTGATGATCTTGTAGGAAGGTCCAAACAATCCCTCAAGAACCCATTTGTGAGTCTGTGTACCATCAAGAGTTCCTGTAAATCCATATCTATATTTTGCATTGCTTAATTTTGTCATTATAGATATTAATGACTTCGATTTAAATTGATGTGCTTCATCACCAATTACAACACTGAATCTATCAAAATATTTTCTTGGTAGTTTATATATTGACTGCCATGTTGTAATAATGACTTGAGAGTCTGTCTCTCTTTCTTTTCCCGCATAAATTTTATGGCAAAATGAACCAACATCCCACCCATAATCTAAGAAATCTTTATACATCTGTTCTACAAGGGAAGTCGTTGGAACAACTATCAGTGTATTTTGATTTTTTTCAACGAAATATCGGACAATCGAATATATCATCATGGACTTACCTGAAGCAGTTGGAGATATCAATAGCTTCCTATTATGTCTTAGAGCGTCGAATACTCCGTCAATCTGATACTCTCTGGGTAAATGTTTGCAAATAGATTTCATATAATCACTTACCCCTTCCTTTGATATACCTTCGTTTACTTCAAAAGGTAGACCGTAGTATTCATTATTTTTAAATTCGTAAGTATATTTGTGATCTTTACAAAACTGTATCAACTTATCAAGTAATCCTACATATATTTCCCCTGTGTGATTACTGAAAAGACGAATTTTTCCATCCCAATATTTATTTCTATATTGAGGCATGAACTTTGCACCTGGCACATCAAATGTAAAATAATCAGATAACTCATAATATACGTGAGGATCTGATTTTACTTGTAAATGCACCTCATTTTTTTTCAAAATGATCAAATGTGACATTGTATAAAATCACTTTTAATTATTTATGTCCTTTCTCTGAGTAAAATCTATGCCTTCCATATGATCATATTCATGTTGAAATACTCTTGAAGCTAGTCCTTCCAACTTTAGTTTATGTGTTTTTTTATTAACGTCCTCATACTTTACAATAATTTTGTCTGGTCTTTTAACTTTTATAAAAAGATCTGGATAGGATAAACATCCTTCTTCCATTTCAATCTCTTCAGCATATGATTTGATGATACGAGGATTGAAGCATACCATTGTTTCATTATTCTCTAAGTCCCTTATCATAGCGAATGCTCTCTCCCATATGCCTATTTGATTTGCAGATATTCCTATGCCATTATAATGGATCATATTCTCAATTAAAATCTTTGATAACTCATGTCGATCTAAATTATAACTACATGAATTTATTGGATGATGAAATAATTGATGCTCTGGTTTAACTAATTCCTTTATCATTAGAATCCTGATTGAAACTTTTGCCACTCGATGGCATTTTTAATTTGATATGTGCGACCTGATATATTTCTTATTATCTCTTCTAAAAATTTCAGTGTAACATCATAGTATTTTATCTTCATATCGATTGTATTTAATCTCTCATCCGCTTCCATATGCCTTTGTATCGCATCTTTCTCTCTAACCTTATACGGAAATGGTT